GGATAAGAGCAGTTGTCATTGTTCCAGATGATGTAACGGATGCGGTGCCAGTTGCGGCTCCACCGTACAGAGCATTGGAACCACCAGTTAAGACGGTTGCTACAACGCTGTCAATCGAGTCAGCAGCGTTGTATGCGATGATGTCAGCAAGTGCTGAATCTACGTCATTGAAAGAAGTAAGGTTCAACTTCTTTGTGGTTGTTACGGCTGAGCCGTACTCATTAAGTGTTACAGTAACCTGTGATGGGTTACCAAGTGCGATTGAGGAAACATCAGAAGTTTCTGTCAAAGTACCAGTCGCTGTTGAGAGATCTGAGTAGATGGAGAATACAACTGACGAACCTGGCATAGCTTGCTGTACTGGCTTGACATCAGCCAACGCTCTCATCACTGGGATGGAGCGAAGCGACATACGGACGTATTGATCGTACGCCGTCTGGACGAGGTTGCTGATTGTCGAAGACGAAGTAAGCGTACCTGTAGGAATTGCCACTTATCTTGCCTTTCGGATAGGTTCGGTTAGAGTCCAGACGCTTTAATGATTTCATCCAATTCTTCGCGGGTATTTGCATTCATCAACTTACGATGAATGTCTGCTTGGAACTCTGGGGTAACTCCTTGTTCTACAGCATTGGTCATCCGTTGATATGCAGCCGCTTGCTTTGGGTCTACATTAGGTGTTGCCTGGTTTGACTGAGTTTCATAGCCGAATACATCGGCATAATCTTCCAGCCATTTTGATACAGACTCCTCAGTTGGGTCTATATCCTGTGGGATAAACGTTGCAATTTTGCTGTTTACCCCGCGACTAGCGAGGGCATCTTTGATTGCTCGTTCTCTATTTGATTTTGCAAGTGATTCGTACTGAGCCTTTAATTCAGCCAGTTCTTTATCCTTGGCTTTTGTTGCTTTACGCAACTGCTTGACGAGATCGTTGGAAGTATCTTCCTGCTCAAAGTCGTCATCTTCGTAGTCGTAGTTGGACATAGGTCCTTCTCCCTTGGTTAGTTGGTTTCGTAAGCCTCATACAGATTCGGGGATTTCCTGTATGGCTCTTACTACTGGTATTGATGTCTCTCTAACGGGCCAGTCGTTCCGTTAGCAGGCCTTAGTATTGTCCAGCGCGTTCGCGGTCTAGTGCTCCACCAGTCATTCCAGTGGTGCCGCCAAATGTGGCTTGCTCTAGTTTTCCTAGTCTACGTCTCTGGCGGCGTGCTTGTTCAGCAGCAGGTAAGTTAAATACTTCAGTCTCTGCTACCGCTTGAGTGTAATCAGGCTGTTGATAAATCTTTGATAGTTGTCTACCGCGCTCTAGACCACTTGCAATAGTTCCAAAACCTTGTTGCGCTGTTTCTTTAGTAACTCCATAGCGCTGTAGTTCTTCTGCTCTAGCAAGTCCAGTTGCAAGACCTGCTTGCATAGCGCCAGCACCAATTTCAGCAGCGCCTACCTTACGACGAATCTCTGTAAGGGCTTTGTCTGGGTCAAGAGCATAGGCAAGAATATCGCCACCAGTAATTTCTGGATAGAAGTTGCGTAACGATTGGGCTACCTGTGGAGCAGCATTGATGACGCGATTTTGTGCAGTCTGAATACGATCTTCTAGTTCCGCTGCAGATACATCGCCAGCGATGAACTTCTCAAATCCTTGCTGGACACCCATATCTCCGCGTGTGTAATAAGACGCTGGCAGACCATAGTTACGCATCACATTCTGATACTGGTCTTCAAGAGTAATATATTCTGCTTCAGATAAGGCGCGTAAACCTCTGTTGATGCGTTGTGCATTGGCAGCAAAACGTTTCTTGTAAGCGTCAGATTCAGTTCTTAAACGAAGAGTAAACTCAGCTTGAGATAATCCATCTTTAATATACTTTTCAACATCTGCAACTAAGCCACCTAAACCAAATTGTTCAAATTGCGATTTTAATAAATCAAAAGCAGATTGTCCAGCCTTGCGTTTTGCATCTGCTGCGGTTTTAGCAATATATGCGTTGTATGCACCAAGGTCGGTAAAGATTTTGCCATCTGGCGCGGTGTAGGTTGCAGTCCCAGTTGCGCCTCCACCAGTAGGTCCTCCACCAGTAGGTCCTCCACCAGTAGGTCCTCCACCAGTAGGTCCTCCACCAGTAGGTCCAGTGAGTAAATTAGTTCCTTTTATTATTTGCCAAGAACCATTTACTCCACCAACCCATTTTATGTAATCTCCACGAGCAATGTTTGCTGCGTTAAGTGTTGGTTGTGGAGTTGCTTCTTGGACGGCAGTAATAGCATTTGCTGTTTGAGTAGTAGCGCTTCCGCCTTGTGCCTTAGCGACTGCTTTGGCTGCGTCTATAATAGCCGCTTTATCTCCAGTATTAACTGCTTGCTCTAAAGCAATAGTTGGAATTTCTACATTCTTTGCTTGAACCTGTGCTTTAGATTCTGCAACGCTTTTTTGTAAAGCCGCCAATGGGTCAGCATCTGCAGTGACAGGTTTTGCTGCTGCTATTTGTTGTCTATAGAGTCTAGCCCTACGGATATCTTCATCTTCAGCCATTATTATCCCTGGAATCCAAAGTCACGAAGTATGCCAAGCGTTATGCTAGATACTTCTTCACGAGCGTTATCGGTATACTGCCAGCGTGGGTCTTTACGGACTGCACGTTGAAAATCATAAAGAGACATTTCTTTGTCTTGTCCATAAGCGCTACGAAGTAGCGGATCATCCAGACTGATGGCATCTGGAGTTAGTTCAAGCAGATTAGCCATACGAGTTCTATACGGAGCATAGATGTTATCCAGGTTAAGACCTTCATCAAGCAAGGCTCCTACCTTCTCAGGTAAACCTAACTTAGCCTGTTGACGGATAAGGCGAGAGAAGTCATCAAGTGACTCACCACGAGAAATGCGTTGTAGCCATCCATCTAACTGTAAGCCAAAATCTTTTTCTAAGTTAAAACCATTAGCGCGTGCAACAGAACGCAGACTGTCTAGAGCATTACCAATTTTACCTGCTGCACCTTTAGCAGAAATACCGCCTGCTAGTTCATCAAATATAGTCTCATCATCAATGCCATCTAGGTAATACTTGTCAAGGGTCGCATCATCTGCCTTGAGACCGCGAGAAGCAAGAGCACGCTTGATGCCAATTTTCCAGTTTTTAAGTTTCTCTTTATACAACTTATCGTTTTCAAGTTGCATAAGAATGCGGTCTTGAGCATCACCATCTAACTTACCCCAAGCAGATTTGAAGTATTCTTCTTCTGCCTCTGCTAACTTGCCAGCATCAAGAAGGGCGAAAATCTTTCTGATTTCAGCGCCATAGATTGGGTGATTAAGTAGCGCTTCACCAATACCATACTTGGTGCGAACATCTACAGTATTTTTATTTGTAGATGAGTCTGATGCGTTGACATCCCCATCAATAGCACCGCCACCATCAATTCGTGAACCTATAGGTCTAGCCACTATCGCTGACCTCCTTGGCTCAAAAGCCATTTAGTGTTGTCAATGCGTTGCTTGCGTGCAACAGATGCAGGATCTTCTGCTTCTATTGTAGAAGTAATTTCTTTAGCAATCTGTTCTTTAGAAAAGCCTGGAGTCTGGGTTACAACCTTCTCCATCTTGCCAGTTTTAGGGTTCTTAACTTCTTTAACGGTGGTAACGATACCTTCGCTGTAGAGTTTACTAACACTCTTGACTAAATCTTGGTACCAACCCATATTTCTATCAGAGTCTTGTAAAGTGCGCCCTGCTTTCTTTTGTAAAAACTCATCAATATCAGCATCAATCTCATCCTCAGTTACCTGATATACCTGACGGGTAGGTATATTTGGACCTTTCTTTTTCTTGCCGCTTGAATACCAACCAAGGTATTGCTCTGGAGTAACCTTTTGCTGACCATTAGATGTGGCATACCAGTCAGAAGCGCCAGCGACAGATATGTCCCATAAGGCACGAGCTTGAATAGGATCTGTTCCAAATCCATTTTTACGCAAAGTCGTATTCCATTTTTCGCGTAATTGAGCATCTGTCAGATAGCGAGCTTTGGCTTGAGTTATAGTCTCTGTAAGGTCTTTAGTTGTTGGCTTAACAGTATATGTTAAGCCTCTAGGACCTCGAGTTTGGTAACCAGGAACCTTTTGAGAACCAAGATATACTTGATTTGTATAGGCGGTAGCATCACCTGTTTTGCCAGATAAAGACGAATCTAATCTATCATAAGCATCACTCATTAGGAACCTTTCCTCAAATCATCTCTCTCAAGAATACGTGTGTAAATTCTATTGAAGGTAACATCTTTATCAATAAGTTCTCCAATAAATTCGTTCCATACTGCTTTGATATCAGCATTATTTACGTTATCTAGAGATTGGCTTTCACGGGTTGCAAGAGCCTGTCTAACTCTTTCTCTTCCAGCCAGATATTCAGCCATAGTCTTGATATCAGGACGATCTTTTAGACGAGGGTCATTAGTAATATCTTTTGCATATCGCAAGAAAGTATTAACTTTGTTAATATCAATTTTACCTCTAGCGTCTGCCCAATCTCTATTCTCTGCTTCAAGATCTGCAATGAATTGCTGTTTAGCAAGTTTCAAATCTTCAGCACCTGCAGACTCTAGGCTTTTTAGACCACGAGAAATACGAATCGCTTCTATTCTATCAATACCTTTATTGTAAGTAATCCAACCTTTTTCAACTTTGGTCTCTCTAATAGCCTCGTAAGCATCCTGAGATTCACGAAACTTGGTTGTGCTACCAGGTGCTACGGCTAGCTCGCGTTGCCTCCTGTATACAGAAGGTGAAAATTCTCCAGCATTGGCATCACCTACAATGAACCAACCAAACTCTGGATTCTTTGAAATTAAATCTGAGTATTGTTTTGCTCTTTCATTTGCCTCAATAGTTGCAGCGATACCAGTATTGTTCTTTGATAGTGATGTAGTGAAGTAGTAATAGTCATCACCATACATCTGATAGAATTTTTCAGTTGCTGTAAGTGGGTCTTCTTCACGTAATCTGTGGTATTCATCAATAAATACTTGGTAAGGACTACGGGTATTGGTAGCAAAAGGCAGCGTTAAGCGAGATGCTACATCAAGAACTAATATCTTACGAACTTTATTATTGATTTCTTTTGCAGTAGGAACCGTATCACGCAAACCTGCATCATACTTAGCGTTTTCTTCGGCAGCGATAAGAACAGTCAGGTTCTGACGCTGTGGGTTTTCTTCATCAAATATCTGTAATGCTTTACGGGCTGCAGCAGATTGGACAAGGAAATCTGTCCATCCAGTGCCTTGTGGTCCATACGGAAGAACTTCCTTGGTTAAAAAACTTTTTTCTAACTTAGAATTTCTTATTACTATAGCTGACAATGGAGCTTGAACAAACCATCCAGCACCTGGATTCCACCAAGCACCACCTTGGAAAATTAAATTTAATGATGGTTTTGGAATAGCACGAGGACGGTTACCAAGACCTAAACGACTAGCCCATTCGCCAGGAATGTTAATGTATTTAATTCCATCTCGTTCTTCAACCATACCGCTACGATCTGGTGATTCATAAATTGTCTGCAATTTACGGATTACAGATGGGTCATCAATAACAATCTTTCCCCATTTTTCTACAACGTCAGCAAATGCGCCAAAGAATGGGAAGATATAACGCAGAGTAGAGGCCGCTTCAACGCGCTCTGATGTATCATAAAGAGTACGGCGCATCTGTGCTCTTGCCCATTGACGAGAGTTAGATTCAAGTTTACGTAGATACAATGCTGGGATTTCATCACCAGGATATGTATCAATAGCATTACGAACAAGGGCCTCTAGGCGCTTGCGGTATAAATCTACGAATAGTGGATTACGAACTAACGCTCTTTCAGGA